TGCTCTTCTTTTGAATACTGATGAATAATTTTTAGATACCGCTTCTCTCTTTGGTCGTAGTTGTCCTTGTCCAAAACATTCGAGATTGAACATGCATGAAGTAAAATATAATCTCTCCACACATCCCATGTCCGATGTCTGTATGTAAGTTTCTGAAAAGATTTTAAAAATTTATCTTCCAAGTCAATTTTGGGTTCGGATTTCGTAGTTACTTCCGGTGGTTTCTCATCCTTCTTTTTCGTTTCACCGAAAGTTGGTTGCCACCTAGGCGGTTCTTTTGCTTTGAATGTTTTAGGTACCGTAGTCTTAATCTGTGGTTTTGACTTCGGCTTTTTCTTATTCCAAAACATAAATTTTCTCCTTTCATAAAGTAAGAGTGCCGGCTTTTACACCGACACCCTCAAAATATGATTTTTTAATTGAATGGAATATCTTCTTCCTCATCAGAATCATCATAACGACGATTCTTAGCATATTTAGAACTAATCGGATCGTCATCAACCTTCTGAAACACTTCCATACTCTTAACGTACAAAGATTTGCCATTCGGACCTTCATATGGATTTAATACAACATTTACGCTCTCGACCCACATATCATCAATAACACTTACGGATTCAGCGTCCAGTAGAGTGGCGTTTTCTTCTTCGGTAACTAAATATATTTTTGGCGGCCAAGGGCTATCGTAATTAACTTTGATGACCACATAGTATCTAGGAATGAATCCTTCTTCTTCGCCCTCTCTAGGCTTAGTTAATTTAACATTATATCCCTCGTCAATCAGCCTTCTTGCCTGCTCAATGTCCGGAATGACAAGATTTGCTTTTCTCTGATCGTTTCCAAAACGGTCTCTTTTCGGATCTCCAGAAAAGTTCGTGTCATAAATAAATTTAGCACCTTCGATAATTACAAGATTTGTTCTCATTTTAGTCTCCTTTATTTTTTTTTAATTTTCCGGCGGATTCATTGCGTGCTTCATCACGATATCTGAAATATCATAATCAAGATCACAATCCATGTGGAAGTTATCGTTGTTGAAATGCGGGCAGTCGAAGCATGTCCGATACTTATCCTCTCCGCAAGGCATCGCCCATGGAACAACACAATCGACATCAGCGTCATTTGCACCAAGTTCCGGAACATACGGATCATCAGATACAAACCATTCAAAGTCTCCGTACTGAGAAATAGTCTTTACAGCCTCGTCGACCAGCTTGTCATAATAGGAACGATCAATACCGTCTTCCTTTTCGAGTTCTTTTACCATCTCCGATTCCATCCAGCGATAACCTTTGGAACCGGTTGCAGCATAATAACGACCGTCCTTTTCTCTCATCAGAAGTCCGGCTCCGTATCCATCTTTCATCGGACAGAACTGACCAACCTTTCCAATAAAGTGATAGTCATGTCCTTTTTCGATCAATGGAGTAAGCTTTTGACATGTGGCTTCAAAAGTTGTATCAGATAACAGTCCTTTCTTATAGTCACTCTCTGCCTTGCTGAATTCTTTTTCTTCCTTGCTGACATCCGGTAATTCCTCATTCAGATCCAAATATAAAGAGCTGCTCACAGATTTTGTCTCACACATATCTTCAAATGCGATGTCTTCTCTGCTGAACAGCTTCTTAAATACATATGGAATCTGGAACTGAGTACCCGTTGCCGTCCATTTTCCACCTTTCTTTTTGTTGTCGCCAGGGACATAACCATACATCTTCTGGCATTCTTCTGCTGATTTGTACTTTGCGATATATACAGCATCATTAACCAAGCACATCCGATCATACGTAGCCTCGTGCTCAAACGTGTATCCGTATCTCTCACCAAAGTCCATAACGAACTGAATAATCTCTGGCGTTGCATCTGGGATCTTAATAGAGTCTGTCTTAATATGAGCAACCTGGAATCCGCGCTTTAGAACCTCATTCTTAAGGTCGATCATGAATAATGCTCCACGTTTCGCCACAATGTTATCGATGTTTCTTGGATCACGGAATGGATTATCAAAGGATGCCGATGTGAGACCGTATACGGAATTGATAGCTGTCTTCAGTGCATTGGCAAGATCTTTTGATGTCATCTCGCCGTCAATAACTCTCTGAATATACGGAGTAAGCTTGCCGTCCAGCATGGTATTAACAATATCCCAAGCCTCGTGTTTAATGCTTACACGACCCTCAACAATATCACGGAACGCCTTCGTAAATCTCGGTCCAAACAGAACCTCAGCAATAGCACTGTGCGGATGCATTGAAGAAATATCCAGGAGTGCTGCATTTCCATACATTCCGGGTACGCCCTGTGCAAATCCGCCCTCGCCTACTTCTTCTCCACGATATGTAGATTTTCCATGGTCAAATACATACCCAGGGAAATATGGAAGAATGCTGTGAGCTTCAAATGGAACTTCGTCCTTATCGTTGTACTTCCAACCATAGTGAGGCTCCTCCATCATCTTCGGGCAGGCTTCCTTAAGGAAATCCATACTCTCCTTATCCAGCGACTCTACCGGTTCTGCCAGATTTCTGTAATGGAACTCTGACTGTGGTTTCCGGTTGTTTCCAAATATAATTCTGGTTGTAAGAGAATTCGTAGTATCATTAACGGTCATCTCTGCTAAATCTGCCAGAATCTGTCGCGCCGTCCAGTCAGCCTCAAGATAATTAAAGGCCGCCTCAGTAGCAATAACATCGTTATCACAATACTCAGCGACCTTAATCCAAAGCTCTTCCGGAACTGGTTGATCCCATGGAAGACCAAGCTCCTGGTGATGTGTTCCTGCCTTGATAATTCTTATTTTTTCGTCGGAGAATCCTTTTTTCTTGAGATCGTCATCGGTGAGGTTTCCCATCTCAATTTCCAATTTCTTAAGACTCTTCTTATTACCAGCCGAAGCGAAATCATACACATCCGTATAGGATACGTTGTACGCTTCTCCAAAGAAACAGTTCCGTCCTCCGTTGATGATTTTCTGCGAAAGGTTATAGAGCTGTTCGTTCGTATAACCCATCAACCTTGCGTACAGAATATGGTTATCATATCTCCGACAGTTGAAGCCAACCAGTCTGAACCGCATCAGCTCCTCGATCTCACTCGGAGACGGGTTAATCATTCTTACAACAGGCTTTCCCTCGCCCTCGATCTTCCAGTTCACAAGGAATAAGTTTGGGAAAACCTCAATATCATAGAATACCAGCTTTGCATCATCGTTTTTCACCGCTGTGGACGGATCTGCGGATTTAAACTGCATTTTGTTGACCAACTTAATACAGTAATCTGCCTGATGAGTGCTGTTTGCTGCAAATGCTAATACTGCATTGCGCATATCTGTGACATCGTACTTCAAATCACTTCCATACGCATCTTCCAGTATCTTGTAGATAAAATCGATACTGGGCTTAGTTCCCGGATGTATCTCTTTATTAAGATTCCGTTTGATCAGTGTTCTAAGCCCTTTCTCGCTCTTAATCGCTTCAAAATTTACCATTTTTTGTTCTCCTTTCAGCGGTAAACCGGAGCTAATTGTTGCGATAGGCAAATTATTACACTTCGACAGCATACGCCGCAAAGAGCTTTTGCCTGTGAACACCTTAACTTCAATGTAGTCGTCATACACTCTGCTAAGCTGTGTCGGATCACCGGTATAAATATAATGAAGATGTATACCTTGTCCTGATTTACTAAGTTCAGCATAGGTCGGCGGCCACTTACTTGCTTCTGCTAAATTCTTTTCAAATGACTTGTTTCCAGATTCGTCTGGAATATCAAAGTCGATCACAATATGATTCTCCGGAACTTTCACATAATGAAGTTTTTTCGTATCGATTCCAGATAATTTCGTGCGAACAGAATCCCATTTTTTCTGAGGTGTTTCGTTTTCCGAAGCATACTGTGCAGGGCATTCCGAACACATATCATCAAATATAGATTCAGTGCTATCGAATTGGATCAGTGCCGGTTTGACTGCTTCCGTTTTTTCCTCCACGGTTTCCTCTTCAAATTTTTCTGTTCTGAATCCGATGTAATAACTTCTGACACGGGTTCCATCATCCAGATTGAAGCGTTCCTGAAAATCATGAAAATAGTTTTTAAGTTCCTCTTTGAATACCCTCTGCGAGAACGGGAACCCGACCTTGGCATCGTCACAGTAGGTTTTGTACATCTCCCATGCTGCTTTCAGAGTTGTCCCGTTTTCTTTCTTAAATACATGATACGAATCGATAATGAAGTTATAGAAATCATTAGATGCACCAAGCATCGTAATCGGAATATAATCGTCATAACGACCAGGATTGCTCAAATATACCTCCTGGCAGTGGTAGGCGATAGCTCCTAACTCAAATTCCACTTGCTTCACGATTGTTTTGTATTCTTTTGGATTCAGCTTATTTCCAGACGGCGATACATCGATCAATCGTCGAATCAGGCCGGACTTTGCATCTGTAATTTTGACTGGCTTATTTGTTCCCATGAACAGGAAACATTTAAACCGGTTTGAGTATGTAGATTTGAATTTTTCGTTCACAGTCATCAACTCATGAGATACCAAACTGTTTAATCTGGTGTTGTCCTCGATTCTCGACAAATCGCCATCGTGCTGAATAGCAACCAGAGGGTTTGTTTTAAACGCTTCCAATGCAAATGAATTGCTGGAAGATCCAAGTGCTTTTGCGTCAAATACAGAATAGTATCCGTCGAAAAGCTGCTGAATAATGTTAAGAACTGTGGATTTACCTGTTCCAGCAGCTCCGTATAAAACCATAAATTTTTGCAGTTTTTTGGATTCTCCAGATACGATTGACCCTATAGCCCACTCGATTTTTGTCCGTTCTTCTTCCGAATATAAAGTAGACATCAATTTCTCATAGGCAGACAAATCGCCAGCTTCAAGCGGATAATTCAACTTTTTGCTGGCGTAGTCTTTTTTATTAGTTTCTGTATTGGAAAATATAAGTTTGTCGTCCAACGTATGAAAGCTGTCCCTCAGCTGTTTCTGACAATACTTATGCCATGAGTCGATCATACCCGACTCGGCATCCCACATATGCAGGACTTTAATATCGGAGTTAAAACGCTGGCGGTTCTCCCCAGCATATCTATCCAGTTCGCGGTCAATGAGCTGCAAGGCATCTTGCTCGTCCGTAGACCATAAACCACGTTCCTCAATCCAGATAGCATAGAAATCACCACCTCGAATCATTAGATCGGTGCTTTTTTTAATAATGAACTTTGGATAGATTTCTATTACTCCACGTTTCGTTGAACGTGTTGAAATCACCATAAAGTCGATCATCGCATTTTTTACTCTCCTTCCGGACGCTTAAGTTCCTCGATTTCCTTTTCTAGTTTTCTGATACGCAGTGCCTGGTCCTTCTGCTCGATTTTCATAACAACCAAGTTTGCAGTTGTCATAACAGCAAAGATTGTGAGCTGCTTATTGAAGCTCCGCTGTTTACTGACCGCTCTTGTGATAACGTCCAATCTTTTCTCAGATGACCGTAAGCTGCTAAAAATATAAGTAAGCATTTCACCCATTACTTCCTACCTCCTCTTAATCCGTTCATGAAGCTCTCAACAGTCTCAAACCGCCAATTTCCTTCGTTGTTGAACGTAAATATAAATTCCTGATGGTTCTTCTGACGGATGCGAATACTGTTCTTTCCGTTCTGGAACCAGGTTTCCACCTTATCCCCAGCGTACTGAGGAAAATATAACTCGAACCACTTGTATACCTCACAATGGCTCATAACGCCCTCCTATCTGATATTGTCGAGATACCAATTGGCCTGATACCAAATCTCAATATCTCTCATATCATATCTGCAATGCTCGATTGTGAATAATCCACCCTTGCCATCCCGTCCGTAGTCACGATTCAGGAATCGCCGAATAACATCGATGGCATGAGCCTTGTCGAATTTGGAATCATCCATGGAACCCAACCCAAGGCTCACTATCATATCCCAAAACCACTGACCTGTCCGATTACCGATGTCAGGATCATCCATGATGTGCTCTTCTAAGCGTATAGCAAGGGCAATAATCATTTCTAAAACACTGCACGGACGATTATCCAAATAACTTGCAATCATACTATCCCGGTATCCTTGCTCGTTTCCGAATCTATATCGAAGATCGATCCCATCGTCATAGCGGTTGCCATCAAGAGCAATCGTATACGTAAAATCCGTATCATGAAGCAAAAATAACAATTTACGATACGACAAACCTCGCGAATATTCATCGTCGCATACGAGCTGGTACATCCAGTCAAAATATGCATTGTTCAGCTCATCCCGTGTCATCATACCTCCATCTGATGCGGCATATCTTCAACCACTTCAGAATAGGTCCTCTGATCAAGGAGAATTTCGTAATCACACTTTCTTGCGTCATTACGAACAAAGACAGAGTCGTCCTCATACTCTCCAAAATGATTCAAAGAATCAATTCCAACAGCATCTTCCACATCCTCAATTACTTCATCGTTTTCATCAGCCAGTACACCATCTGCATAGTAGGTAAGGCTGATCTGCTCATACTCTTCATCGTCACCAAACTGCTCCGGCGGAATCACATACGGACCGGCTTCAGAAACAGGCTTTTCTTCCTCGTCCGAACCGAAATCAGAATATCGGGTGTAACCCTCTTTTTTCAGACGTTCCGCATACTCTTTAAGATCTGGTTTTTCTTTGTCCGCATCTTTAATACCTTCAGCAACGGTTTTCTTTACGGACTGATCCTTTAATTCCTGCTCACGTCTTAAGAAAACCTCTTTTACAGAATCAATTTCCTCCTGAGCGAGCGCTTCGTATTTATCCTTAAGCAGGTACCATGTCACTACTGATCCAGTCACAGCACCAATGATAAATGCCAAAGAAAACAGAGATTTGTTACTCATCTTCGTCCTCCTCGTTCTGAATTGTCATAACGGTAAGCGCAAGCCCACCGAAAAGTAAAGAGGCACTCAACAGAATGCCTCCTGTGATATGTCTTTTTCTTTTGGTATCCAATATGTAATCCATCATGGATATAAAATTTCCAATGCCATCCATCAGTGATGCTCCTTTCCGCCCATAAGAACGGCCAGACCACTAACAAAGCAAATACCAGCAAATGCTGAAAATGTTAATCCCATAAAACCTGTCATAATTCAGGACTCCTTTCTATTCATAGCTCGAAAAATAATGGTTACCTACTTGAAACATCGGTCTTCCGTATTTTCCATATTCACCAGCCGTGAAGAATATCGTATCTACATTAGTTCTGGATTGCAGTTCCTCTTCAACTAACTGGCAAATATCATCGTCTACAAAGCACTTATCAACTCTCCCATTCCACATGGATGAAAACTGATTTGCTTGATATACAACACCGTACACTGTATCCGGGAAATATACGGAATCAACACGATTTAATATGGTGTCGATCACTAATCGCTTTCCTTCCTCGCATTCGCCCTCAGCTTCTGCCATAGTTACAAGAGCAATCAGCTCAATATCTTCCCGTGGCAATAGTGTATCCTCCACATACTCTTCGATTTCAACTGCCGACACCGTTTCCTCTAAGGGTTGCTCAGAAATAATTACAATAGGATCAATAGGTTCAGCTTTTAAAGTCGGCTGTATTTCGATATATTCATACCGGTTTACCTGTTCTGCCGAGCAGACAAAACCTGTGCAAATAATCGCAAATACGCAAAGAGCAGGAAGGACCACCATACGAATATAATTTCGCATATGTATCCTCCTCAAAAAAAAATTAGATCAGATCGAGAATCGGTCCGTCTACATTGAACTCCATTAGAATGGCTTTCTCGTAACCACCATCCTCAGTTTCACGGTTGGTCTCCAGAATCCCGAAATCAACGAAGTTGTCGCCATTTTCATTTCCTTCCGGTTTATAAACCCAACCAACAATCTGGCTCATTTTGGTACGCTTAATGCCAAGCTGATCGTATACATCGCTGAGGAATAAATATCCATTAGCTTTAAGTTTGTCGTTTGCCAGATTCTGCTGAGAGCGCAGATACATAAGGTTGTAATCCATATTGGATTCATATGCCTCGCAGGACTCATCAAAGAAACGGGCGTAATCGTTCGTAGAAGGTGCCGCCACATCTACGGTAGACTTTACCTTTTTCTCTTTACCGCTGTCCGGATCAGTTACAGTTTCCTCAAATTTCTTTGCTTTAATGTTGTAGCGAAGCTCTTTATCAACCTCCGCACCAAAGCGCTCGACAACTCGATTTCTGTATTCTTTGAAAGTCTTATCTACAGTTGCGTAAGCGGCTGCCAGTGCTACATTTCTCTTCTTGAGAATATTGTGGGATGCAACAATGCTTGCGATGGATAAAGTTCCAAGTGCTACGGATGGAGCATAAAGCCTAGCGACTTTTACCCCAGCCTGTACATAGACGATAGCCAGATCCTTTTTTGCGTCGTCCTTAGAATACTCATCCGCCAGCTCCTCATTTTCTGCACATTTATGAATAGCGTCAATATCCTTCTTGGACTTTTCTAATACGCTGTCCAGCTTAGTGGTTGCATGACAAGCCATAACGGCGCTTGCAACAGTACCGACAACGCCAGCTACTACCAGAATCTCCGGGCTGTGTTTCTTAAGTTTCACACTTACTTTTCCGAAAGTCGTTGAAACGCTCTTCATGATTTCTTCTTTCTTCATATCAGTTATTCTCCTCTTCAATTTTTTCTTTCTTCTCTAAATGATCGATCAAGTGCTGCGTGTACCACATGATCTTTTTCAAATCCTGAATGCCGTTTTTATTTTTCC